CGGATCTACATATAAAACTAACAAAGAAGCAATTAATGCTTTTGTAACAAGATTTAAACAATATTTAAAAGCGCTAACAGCTTATACAAATAAACAAAGTCAGATAAATAAAAAAAATAAAGCACTTTTAGAAAAAATAGTAGGAGGACTAGGCATTGTAGATCCTTTTTATAATCAAGAGTGGCTTAAAAATTATTATACAATAATCTTAAAAGAAAATGATGTTGAAAAAAATGGGGTATCAATTGAAGGAATAGGTGACGATCTAGTACAGGGTGCAGCTTCATCTTTTTCTTCAAATTATGTTTCTTTTGGGTCGTTCTTGTTGGGATTAATTGGTACGCATATGTCAACAACAGGCAGGTTTGATGAAATACAGATAGTAAGTTATACTGCAAATGAAAATTGCGGTTTAATGTCAAATCTTAATATTGCATCTTTTCTTATAAAAAGATCCGAGTTAACAAATTTCTTAAAGCAAATATTTAAAGGAGGTATGACATTAACATTAGAAAGTATTATCTCTCAAGTTTTAAATAGATTTATTATAACAAGACTACAAGTATGCTATGGTTTAGATAGCTTTTATAAAAGAGATAGTGCTGGTAATACTGTTGTTATTGAAAAAGATGCTAATACACATAAAAACTTTATTAATTCTAGATTAAAAGACATTTATGTAGGATTAGCAACAGAAAAAAGTAAAATTTCTGAAAGTGATTTAAATGACGTAAGGTTTGTAATGCCAAAAGTCAAACTAACATTTGACACTTTAACAACAAAATCTTCAAATTTTGACAAAACAATTTGTAGAATATCTGTGTTTGATCAAAACGATAATCCTTTTGCATCAATGAGTACAATAATGAAAGATGTGTATGATACTGGATTAATAACAGTATCAGCACAACTTAATAAAACAAGAGCTAACTATAGATCAAAAGCTGGTGAATTTAAAGGTAAAAGCTTAAAAGAAGCTAAAGCTAGGTTTTATGAAAAAAGCTGGAACTTAATTCAAAGCTTAATTGATGAAGGAAAACTAGTAGAAGTTTCTGATGGTGTTTATCAGGTAAAAAGCACATTTAAATTAGAATCTTTAAAAAATAGTTTTAAAAGAATAATGCCTTCAATTACTTATGGCACACAAAACTCTGCTGTAATAGACGCAAACGTGACAACTGTAAATGAATCTAAATTAAATACAGTTTATTTGACAAGATCTGATAGAAATGGTGATAATAGCAAAGATACAATTGCAGCAAAAGTTAAATTTCAAAAAGATTTGCCATTAAGAATTCTTCCATCACAAGCATCTATTACTATGTTTGGCTGTCCATTTATTAATTTTGCACAGTTTTTATTTTTAGACTTTGAAACTGGTACAACAATAGACAATCAATATGCTGTAACAGGCATTAAGCATGATATATCTCCAGGTAAGTTTACAACTAATCTTACATTATCTTATGGCGATGTATACGGTAAATACGAAAATGCTGTTGATACACTTACACGAGTGTTGACAGAAAGAAAAGAAAATCAAGGTGAAAATACGCAACCTAAAACAGATGAAAATAGTATTGTTTCTATATTTGACTATACTGGTTCAAAGATTATTAAAGATACAGCTGATTCTATTCAAACACCTATGAATCAACAAGTTGTAACATTAAATTTTAAAGATAATAGAATATACGAAATTCCAAATAAATCGCTGAAATTGAGAATAGAACTTTATTATCATAAAGTTACTTCACTAGAATATAAAAAAGATGGTGATGTTATAGTATTACAAAATATACTAAATTATGACGAATGCGAAAATAAAACTGTAGAAGTAAAAATTGATGTTTTAAAAAATAAAAAACCTTTTGATAATATTTTAAAAGAAAACAGATCACAAATAAATACAAAAATACAAAAATTAACGTCAGAAGATAATAATAATAATCCTGTATTTGATGATATAGATAAAATAATAAAAAATAGAAACAACAAATTAAACGATAACTTAGCTAAAAAATTTGAAGTAAGTGGAAAAAATAAAAGAAAAATGAAAAAAATTAATATTCTTGAATCAGCTGATTTTATAGTTTCTCCTATATTAGAAAATATATTTACTTCAAGAGCTTTTTCATGGATTTTGTCATACAAACTTGAACAAAATGATAATAATGATAAACTTTCTAGAAAAATTGAAAATCTTAAATTAAAATTTGAAGAAAGTCCATTTAAGAGTAAAAAAGCGGATTATCATAATGAATTTGTTTTAGATAAAAATATAAAAACAATTAATAAATTAATTCCAGTTTTTGGTAGAAGAATAGCAGGTAAAAGGTTAAGGAATAAAAAGAAATATATTCTAAAAGATTTAGGTTTTAATAGTGAAGGGTTTTTTGTAAAATATATAGAAAATTCAATTACAGTAGAAGAAAAGAAGACTAAAAAGAAAAAAAAATATAAAGTTTATACTTTAAAACAAGAAGAAAAAAACGAGGTTTTAATTAAATATAAAGATGTAGAAATAATAACGTCTCAATTTTTAAATACACGTTTTGGTGTAGAAAATACACAATAAAAAATAAGTGTAAATTTAAATTATTTTTTGTATTATATAAACATGAATAATACAGAATATAATTTATATAAAATAGAACACTTAAATAAATGGAAAAAATATGTTACTATGTTAAAAACTAGTAGTAATATTAAAGTCATATTGCCTGATCATTTTCTAAGCAAGTATGAAGAAGATGAGAAAAAAGCAGAAAGAGAATTACATGAGTTAGATAACAAGTTAAACTATTTAAATACTTTAAGAAAAAATCAAAATATTTTTAGAAATTTACATAAAGCAAAAATAAGTGGTTTGTCATATAGAGTATTTAAAGAGCTAGAAAAGAATGAAACAATCCTTTCAGGGTTAGAAAAGTTTAAACCTAAAAAAGGTTATTGTAATCAAATAAGTTATAATCAAGTAAATACAGTAACAGGTAGGTTAACTACAACAAAAGACAGTCCAAATATATTAACGCTTCCTGCGAGATGTAGAAAGATATTTGAGAGTAGATGGCAACAAGAAGGCGAGCTATTATATATTGATTTTAAAACGTTAGAACCAAGAGTTATTAGAAAGATTAATGGTAAAGAAGCTTCTGACGACATTTATTTAGAAATAGCTGATATGCTTGATTTTGAAGTTGATCGTATTATTATTAAGAGAGGTATCATTTCTACGTTATACGGTTCAACATCAGTAATTTCAGGGCTAAGTAAAGAAAGGAGTGATGCAGTTTTAGAAGCAACAAAAAATTATTTTGATCTTTCTGCAATTGTTAAAAAGGCATCATACGTTCACGACGTTGGCTGCAGAATTAACTTTTTTGGTCGACCTATATGGAATATCGAAGAAGAACAAGGAAATAAAATCGTAAACAATTTTGTTCAATCTACAGCTGTTGATATAGCATTAAGCTATTTTTCAGAGTTATGTGATAAAATTGATTTAGACTTATGTAAGCCTATTTTTATAATTCATGATGCATTAGTTTTAGATGTACATAAAGATTATATTAGTACGTGTAAAAGTATAGTACAGACAGGATATACATGTTCACAATTAGGACATTTTCCAATTGATATATGCAACTTATCGGAGACATTTTAATGTATAAACAAAGAGATTTTGAAAATTTATGGGCAAAATATGAAGGTTTGCTTAACTCACTTAAAGATGAAAATATTTCTAAGTTATTAGAAGAACAAGGACAAAGAATTATAATGACATCATTTTCGCAAAGAGAGAAAGAACCTTTCTGTGGGATTGGTGGGATTGTTGATTATTCTTTAAAACTAGCAAAAAATGCAAACGCTATTTGTAAAGCGCTTAACTATGACGTAGGTAAAGGAAGTATTATTAAATGTAGTCTTCTTTCAGTTGTAGGAAGAATTGGTGACATTTATTCTGACAGATTTGTAGAAACAACATCAGATTGGCACAAAGAAAAATTAGGACAATATTTTGATTGGAATGAAAGTTGCCCAAAATATCAAATTAATGATATGACTTTGTGGTTTTTACAACATTATAATATAAGACTCTCTTGGGACGAATGGAATGCAATTTTCTTGCTAAAAGATATGTCTTCTGAAGATAATAAGTTTTATAGCACTCATAAGTCTAGACTGGCATTGATTTTAAATTTATCTCATACAGCAACTTTAAAAGATGAGTTTGACGAAATCAATGGAGCATATACTGTACCTTTTTAATATATAAGTTATATAAAAAGAAGGTTGTTTATGAGTAATTTAAAACAATATATAAAAGAAGTTTTAGAAGAATTAGAAGAAATGAGTGTTGCTGGAGGTATAGGAGGTGTAGCAACACCTCTAGGATCTGGATCAAGTGGAAAAGTTAGATATAAAAGCTCAAAATCTAGTGATAAAAAACTAAGAAGTAAGAGTAAAAAATCAGTACAATATATTTTAAAACATGGTCCATCAAAAAAGAAAAGGATAAATGAAGCAGTATTAATTCTTACTGAGGGCAGAACATCAAGATTAGATGCATTATCTCCTGATGAAGTTATTGCATTTTTAAATTACTTAAAAAGCGAAGTAAGTGAAAACACAACATTTTCAGTTTCAGAAAAAATAAGTGGTCAAAATACTACTATCGGAATAGAAGGCACAGCTAGCGGAAAAAATAATGTTTATGCAGCCACAAAAGATTCTCTTGAAGAAGAAGGCGATATTTTTTCATATAGATTTTTTAAAAGTAAAGGTGCTTCGAGTTTAGTTAAAAAGTGCTTTATTGACAAATATCCTTCTTTACCTGTAGGTGAGAAAAAAGAATTTGGAATAGAAATAATAAAACAGGATGTTGATAAACCTGACTATGTAGCATATAGATTAGGCAGAAAGAAAATTTTTGCTGCAGTTTTTTTAGGTGACTTTACAGAACAAGACGCAAAAATGCTTTCTGGTTACATTAAAGGTGTAAACATTAAATTTCTTTCACCTAGCCAAATTCAAAGAACACCTATACTAAGAGACAGTTTAAGTCCAGAAATTATTTCTACTATCGACGGTTTTATAGAACAAATTGAAAACTTTGAAGGTAGAGGAATTAAAAAGTTTATGAAAACAGAAATTGCTCCAAAAGTAAGTAATATTATTAACAGTATTTTTGGTGGCTCTTTATTAAATCCTGATTCTCCTGTAGAAGGTTTAGCAGTTAATATGAAGTCTGATGATAAGGATTTGTTTTTTAAAGTACCTACATCTCAATTTGAGGAAATTCAAAAAATTCAAACATCATTATATTCAGAGTTTAAGCAAAAAAGAGTAGGTCAACCTTTGTCTAGACCTGATCTATTTTATAAAGGTGATAGATTTGGCAACGATGTAAGAGCAAATATGATTTATGATTTTTTCAACGAAGCAGAAGGATTAAATAAAAGATCTTTTGGTTTTCACTTAATTAACTTTATTGAAAAAATGACAGAAATAAATCATGCACCAAACACGAGAGTTTTTTTTAGTCCTGATGAATTTGAAGTATTATGCCAAAAAACATTGCAAGCGTACAATACTAATGATCCAGAACACTATCATGTATTAATAAGATACTTGTCAGGGCAGATTCCTCAAACTAGAAGCAAGAAATTCAAATCAAAAAAGAGAATATTTAACTGGCATACAATAGTAGGTGATGAAGACTACAACACACCTTCAGCTCAACAAATTAAAAATTTAAACTTAATTTAAACTTTGATGTGTAAATTAAAAAATTATGTACTATAATCATTTCACGATTGGTACAAAACAACAAATTAAAAAATTATTATTAAAAATTACCAATTATAAATTTAAAAATATATTCATTAAAAATGAAAGGAAATTAATCTATGGCTATCGATTTAGCAGCAATCCGTAAAAAATTAAATCAACTATCTGGCCAAAACAGCAAAAAGAATTCTATGTGGCGGCCTGAAGAAGGTTCTGAAACAACTGTTCGTCTTATTGCTTATCCTGATAATGATGGACAACCATTTAAGGAATTGATGTTTTACTATAATATCGGTAATAATCCAGGACTTCTTGCACCTTACCAGTTTGGTAAAGCTGATCCTATTCAAGAACTAATTACAAAATTACGTGATGAAGGTTCAAAAGATTCATATGAATTAGCTAAAAAGTTATATCCTAAAATGCGTTGTTATGCACCAGTTATTGTTCGAGGTGAAGAAGAAAAAGGTGTTCGATTATGGGCATTTGGTAAGCAAGTCTATCAAACATTGCTAAATTATATGTTAGATGAAGATTACGGTGATATTACTGATCCACATGAGGGTCGTGATGTACGCGTGACATGTACTAAGACTCCTGGCAAGATGTGGGCTACAACTGATGTGCGTCCTCGTGGTAAAGATTCTCCTCTAAGTGAAGATAATAGTAAGGCAAAAGGATGGCTTGATAACATTCCTGATGTTAACGATTTGTTCGAGCTCAAGTCATACGAAGAACTAGAAAATATTATTAATGCATGGCTTAATGGTGACGATGAAGAATCAGATACTGGTACTACAAGAGGTGGTTTTTCGCAACAAAAGCAATCATCTAAAAATGACGATTCACCAGATGCTATTAGTGGAAAATATAGCTCTTTAGACGATGCATTTGCTGATTTGGATTCACTATAATTTTAACAAGGATTGACAATACATGGCTAAAAAGAAAAAAGAAGAGTTAGATGACTTTACATCTGACCTTATTAAATCTCTGAACAAAGAAAGAGGTTCACGTGTTGCTTATAACTTAAGTACTGATGAATCTCCTACACATGTAAAACGTTGGATTAGCACAGGTTCGAAACAACTTGACTATATTATCAGCAATCAAAAAGATGGTGGACTTCCAGAAGGTCGTATTGTTGAAATCTTTGGCCCTCCTTCTATTGGAAAGTCACATATTGCTACACAAATTGCTAAGTCTACCCAAAAGATGGGAGGCATTGTAGTTTATATTGACACAGAAAATGCAACTTCTGTGGAAAATTTACGTATGTTAGGTGTAGATATATCAAAGAGATTTGTATATGTTGATACACACTGTACAGAAGAAGTGTTAAGTATTGCTGAAAGTACAATTATAAAAGCTAAAGCAATGAACAAAGATGTACCTGTGACAATTATTTGGGATTCTGTGGCAGCTACCTCACCAAAGGCAGAGCTAGTAGGTGACTATGACAAGGAAAGTATTGGTTTGCAAGCACGTGCTATTTCTAAAGGTATGCGTAAGATTACTGGCGTTATTGCTAACGAAAAAGTTCTTATGGTTTGTTTAAATCAAATTAGAACAAAGGTTGGCGTGCTATATGGTGATCCTACAACAACACCTGGTGGCATGGCGATTCCATTCCACTCATCAGTTCGTATTAAACTAGGTGCAGGTTCACAAATCTTAAATAAAGAAAAAGAACCAATTGGTATTAATGTGTCTGCAAAGACTATTAAAAACAAAGTATCAGCACCATTTAGAACATGTAACTTTGAAATTCACTTTGGTAAAGGTGTAAGAGAACATGAACAAGTGTTTGATTTACTTCGAAAACATGGATCTGAAATGATAGATCAGCATGAAGTTGAAGTAAGTGGTACAGGTGCTTGGAAAAATTTAACTGTTGTCTCACCAAAAGGCGAAGTTATCTTAGAGAAGAAATTCTATAAGACAGACTTTGGTGAACTAATGAATGATAATTTACATGGACCTTGGATTGATAAGTTGTTAGAAAAAGCAATGATTAGAAAAAATCAAACAGATGATCCAGATATCGATCCAGAAAGTTATGCAGAAATATCTGCAGTCGCTAGTGAGATAATGGATTCTGACAGTGATGCATTTGAACATTTAGGATAAAAATGAAACAGCCAGAAATTTATATTGATGGCTTAAACGTTTTCATGAGACACTTTGCTGCTAACCCTTCTAAGTCTTTAAATGGACAGTTGTGTGGCGGCATTTTTGGTATGCTTAAAAATATTCAATATCTTTCAGAGAAATTTAAGCCTTCCAAAATTGTTGTTGCATGGGAAGGTGGCGGCTCTTTAAGAAGAAGAAATATTGACCCAAATTATAAAATGGGTCGCAGACCTATAAAACTAAATAGAAGTGAATATCACGAAGAGTTTCCTGATACAGTTGATAATAGAAATTGGCAGTTAAAGACTCTGGTAAATATTCTTTATAGAACACCTGTTACACAAATTTATGTAGATGATTGTGAAGCAGATGATATAATTGCTTATTTAGTTAAAACAAAAAAACAAAATAATGAAAAAATTATTGTGACATCTGATAAAGATTATTATCAGTTAATCGATGATAACACAAAAATCTGGTCTCCAAACAAGAAACATTTGATTGATCAAAAATATGTAATAGAAAAATGGGGAATTTCTCCAACTAATTTCTGTGCTGCAAGATGTTTTGCAGGTGATCAAAGCGATGGACTTAAAGGAGTCAAAGGTGCAGGATTTAAAGTAATGGCAAAAAGATTTCCAGATTTAAGTACGTGCAAAGAAATTACTTGTTCCGATATAATAAACATGTCCAATAAAGAAATTCAAAACGGCAGCAAATTAAAGCTGTATTCAAATATTATATTAGAAGAAACTAACATACTAAAGAACTGGAAATTAATGTATCTTGACTCTGCTATGCTTAGTGCTAGCCAAATTAAGTCAATTGAATTTCAAATAGAAAACAAAGAAGAAAAAATTAATAAATTTGACCTATTAAAAATGTTAAACAAAGAAGGCTTGAATGGTTTTGACATTCATACTTTTTTATTAACTCTTAAAGCAATGATAAGGATATAAA